TCGATGGCCATAAGGTCATCTGCTTCCAGTCCGTCTTGAATTCTGACATCGTAGTTTCCTTTCATGTAAGCCGTAATGTTGGCAAAATGCCAAGGCTTATTGCTCGGTCGATCTTTGTATGGCTGACGTGTAGCCAATTGTTCTCGGAAGTTGTGCTTACCTGTCAGATACAGGATGGGAGGGGCCGTAGCCCCAACAACACCACAAATGTTGTCAATACGACTACGAAGAATCTCTTCTACATAGTCGAATGGAGGAGGTCCCTCATTTTGCCATCCTGCCTCCGCAGCAAACCCTACTTCATATCGGAGAACGTCACCGTCCACCAGAGGTTGCATTAGTAGGGAGCATCCTCATCCTTACCGTCCCAAGGAGCTTCTTCTTCCTTCGGGGGCTCTTGAGCAGGAGCTTTGGCAGGCTGACCTCCCAGCAGCTTCTGGAGCTTACTGCCTTCGTAATTCAGATTGCCCTTGATCTTGTCCCGAATCCATTCAGGGAATGATTCAAACACCTTGAGATCGGGATTGTCAAGATCGAATACCCGAGGTTCGTTAACCAGCTCAGGGCACTTCTCTGCATCACGAGGACGCATAGCAGCGATAGAGGCCACGTTATCGTAAACCTTACCGTTGTTACCAGGATTGTTGACAATAGTGATGTTCACAGGCTGTGTGATAGCTCGACTGAAATCCCCACCCCACTCTTGCGTAGGATCGAAAGCCAGATAGCGTTGAGTGCTCTTAGCTTTGTCAGCGTACAAACCGTAGAACGGAAGAGTTTCGCTAATCCACCGAGGCTTATCTTCGATAGGCTTACCATTCTCGTCCAGCATAAACTCATCAACAAGTTCATACGTCAGACCAATCTCATTCACAGGAGGCTTGTCCTGACCCTTATAGGGCTTCTGAGCTTGCAGTCCGAAGTCAATCAGTTGGACAAGACGAGCAGGATACACACCTGGCGCAATGTTCTTCTGTTCGACAAACTTAGTGCTCTTACTACCTTTAGGTGCAAACAATGCCATGTATTACTCTCCTTGTTCGTTCAACTTAAAACTGACGTTGGAAATCAAATCCAGAGGAATGATTTCATTCTCGCCAGTTGCACGAGAGATGCTCACTGCACCTCCACCGATTTGATAACCAACGACGTTATCGTAGATAAGGGTGTCGTTACGACGATCCCGGAAATTGATAGTGATGGTGCCAATGTCACCGAAATTTGCGTTCATTTAATTCCTTATTAGCGAACAATTTCAATTGTTTTCTTGACAAATCGACCGTAACTATCTCGGTAGACGGTGATGCGTTCAACACCTCCGATAGGCGTAGTCTGAGAACGATGGAACATCTTGTCACCGTATTCATTACGATATTGACCACGTTCTCCTTGCTTCACAACACGGCCTTGGAGTTTCCAACCGTTAAAAGTACTATAGCTCATTTGATCTTCCTTTCAGTGGATGTCCCACCAGTTTTTACCGATCTTACCATCACCAATGTGAGGGCAAGCGATGTTGTAGAATTTTGCAGCATCGACGATACACTGCTCGGAAATTGCCTTAACATCTTCTGCAATGTCTTCATCGCATTCGATTGTGTACTCGTCGTGATACCAGCAGACAATCCCGAATTGTCTTGGGAATTCGTATTTAGCAGACAACCTCTCCCAAAGAAGATTGTAAGCCTTCGTCATCATAATTGCTTCATCAGACTGAAGAACATACACTAAGATGGCATGTTCAGAAGCAATGTAGATTGGACGACCGTCAAGCCCTGAAACCCATCCGTCGTAGTATTCCATACGGTTGAATTTGGGATTGAATCGTTTCTTAGCATTCCTACGCCATTCTTCTTGAAGCTCATCCTTCATCCGAGCCAAGCCAGGCAGGCCGTTCATCAACGCTTCCCTGATTCTCGGGCCAGATCCTCTTGGTTTGTTTGCTGTCTTAGCTAACTTATCGTCACCGCCTCCGAACAAAACACAATAGATTACGTTCTTGGCACGATCTCTCGTATCTAAATCGGCAATCCGTTGGGTCAAGGAGTGATTGTCGGTCTTTAGCTTCTTATCCCCATTAACAATGGCGTTTGTGTAATTATCGTCTCGCATACGTCCTGCGAGCATACGTAATTGACAACTATCTGAGTCCGTACCCACAAGCACTTTACCTGCTCGGGCTACGAACGTCTGTCTCATCTGCTTACCGTAGAAAGACTTAGCACCAGGGATGTTAACGATTCCACGATGAGTTGCCCGTCCGGTTTCAGCCAGATTAGCAACACTACTAGCAATAGCACCGTCAGCCCGAACAATCTCCAAAAGTCCCTCGATGATCCCTTTTCTCTGACGACACTGAACCCTTTTAGCAACAAGTCTGCCAAGAGCGCCATTAATCCCCTCGAAAGGGTCGTC